TATAAATTTCTATTTAATTTTCCTTCATTATTTTCCATAATTAGTTTAGATTATATCCTTCAATATCTACACGAAGAACTTCAATACCATGAATAACTATTGGGTCACCTTTTGTTGTACCAGTAAGTCTTAACCTTGAAACATTATCAATTTCAGTATCAAAACCAGAGAATAGACAATTGCTTTTTTCTGTTACACTTCCAATTGTTGACCATTTATTAGAATTTTGTTTTTTATTTTGATATTGTAAAAGTGTTCCAGCTGCGTTTTCATTATAGACATTAAATCCAACCATTTTTTCTTCGTCAGCATACATAGGACTGTATGATCGCCATCGATCAATCATTTCAAAACTAATTAATTCTCCAAGGTCATTAAATCCACTATCCATTTTGTTAATTTTACCTTCGTTTGTTCCCATTATAATATTTAGATTTGTTCCATCATCGTATTTTACGAGGGCCTTAATATTATTTCCTTCATAGTTGTATACAGTCCAGACTTGTGTAGAGATAGTGTATCTCATTACCGCGTTGCTGTAACTAACTCCTTCAACAGTAAGTGGTCCTACTGACCAAAGTATTGCATCAGATCCGTCAAACACTCCTGCTACTTTTTCATAGTATGCTCGAGGAATAGCTTGAACAAAATCATTTATAGTACGAGAAATCTCAACAGGTTCCCCTCCGTAATTAAACTTGTAGAAGCCTGACGAATGGTGAAAGAATAATCCTTTCTTAGTTTGTACGATTGATTCTTCTGAATAGGTTCCAACGTTATAGGCAGGGTAAGCATCAACATTAAAAGATCCATAGATACGATATATACTATTTTGTTTAAATAATAGTAACGCTCTTGGTGTTGTGATAAACCCTGTAATGGTTTGGCCATCTTGAGGTGAAAAGTTTTTAATAAAGTTTACATCAGGATCGTAGGTTAAGGTGTAAGTATTTGGTGGAATGAATTGAACAATGTCAGTAAAATAAATAACATCGTAAAGACTATCCGCTACCCATACTCGACCTTCAAACCCTCCTTGAATAAAATCTCCAGCTGGGAAGTTATCAGGAACAAGATCTGTTCCGAAAGCTCCTCCACGAGATGTTTGTACAGGATCACCTCCTAAAGATTTATTTCCATTAACCATCCATATGTATGAAAGATATTGAGTAAAACGAGGTTTTGAGACTTCAGCTAATCCGCTTCTTCGTACTACCCAAGAACTCCCATCCCAGTTGCTCACGTCAGTACCATGTCCAGCGTATAGCGAATTACCTCCTACAATATTTCCTACTGTAGAAAACATTGTGTACTTACCTATTTCGCTAGGAGTATCACTTCCCCAGAAAACAGCTACTTTAAATGGACTCATTGCCGCAGCACCTAAATATCCAGTTCTTCCAAAATCATAGTCATCTAAGGTATCTCCTACAACAGACATGTTGTAATTAGTAGGGTTCATTCTTAATAAATTTGCAAATCCTTGACTTAAGTTTCTTGAATAAAAAACTGCAAAATGCTCTCCGTCTCCCATACCAACAGCTTTTAAATCGTTACCAGTATCTGCAAATCTTACCGCGGTTCCGACTTTAGTTACTGCGTAAGATGTTAAATTAACATTATAAGCTTGCGCCCAATAACCTGATGAGGGTGCTGAAAGCGTTGAAATATTAACAAAATGTTCTCCGTCACCTGTAGCAATTAAGTTTGCATACCTCCCAGCAAAAGCTCCGGTATCGTAGACTAAAGGAGAAGATAATGCTGTAATAGCCCACGTTGATGTATTAACTGAAAATACTTGTGATCTACCTCCTGAACTATTTGACCAAGAGTTCATAAATCTAGTACCGTCTCCAATTGCTACACAAGAGTTAAATTCATTATTCCCTGTTGAATCAAAGGTTAAAGATGAACCCGGTTCAGTTATTGCGCCTGATGCGCTTAAATTAAATACTGTTGCTATTCCATTTGAACTGTTATCTTCATAAAAACAAATAGCATGTGTGTCGCTAATTTTTGCCAAAGTAATATCTGAAGCTCCAGAAGTATCAAATTCAAGTGCTGAATTTCTTGCTGTTACGTTATCTTCCCATACAAAAAAAGATTGAACAAAACCATCGTTATTTGAACCTGTCCATGCGGCAATAACTGAATCAAATCCATCAGTCATTTTTACGACTGATATAGAAGAAGCACGATCAATATCAAATTCAAGTGGAGTACCTAATGGAGTCATTACTCCAGTGTCTTCATCTATTAAAAAATTTTGAGCAAATCCATCATTATTAACTCCGTTCCAAAACACGACAACTTTAGTATCGTTTATTTTGGTTACTACTACATTTTCTACCTCCAAGTTTCCAAAAACACTTTCCGCGCCTGTTTCAACTATATTTTCATATCCATCTGTAATATATGAGTTTGAAAGTGTTCCAAAGTTTTTAATTTCTTGTGGAAGGGTAGGAGCATATTCAGTCAGTCCTAGTCTTGTTTTAATTGCACCTATTTGGTCAAAGTTAACATTTACCGCAGACTGAACAGATCCATCAGGTGCAACAGTATCATCAACTGAAGATGTACGAACAATTCCTTCCGTTGGATAAGGAATCTTTTGGTCTTTTATTTTAATTGAATTTGACATAATTAAATTTCTATTAGGTTATTATAGTTGTTGGTTGACCAGTATATAGATTGTCGAATAAGGCTTCTAATAACTCATTAAACTTAACTAAATCAGGGTCGCTTGTTGGTGTCGTATTGTCTCGCCTATACTTTATTGCATACCTTAAATAAAAGGTATAAATTTCTCGATAGTTTTCTCTTAAAACTTGATAGTAGTCTGTGACTTTTTCAAGTTTTTGATAGTAGTCAATATATAGATTATTACCTTGCATGGCATCTGATAGAACTCTTTCGAATACAATTTTACCATCATACACTGTGTAGAATACAGGTTGACCTATCGTAGGGTTTGACCAAATCTTTGTACCTAAAGGTATTTCTCGAGTAACTCCAGTAACTCCTGTAAGCTGATTATTTACCAAGTCAACTCCAGTATATCCTATTGCCATTATTTCTTGGTCAAAAGAATCTGTAGCGACATAAGCAACTCCAGATCCATCAATAGGCTCAAAGTCTCCTGAATTTACTAGGTCTATTGTAGTCGCACTTGCTGCAACGACAGAAGAATTAGTGCTTCCTGATAATTGATATGATCGTTGATTCCAGCTGCGCTTGTCAATATAAGTAAGATTGTATGGTGACATAACTGCGCCAAAGATAAATCGTGCTGAAAGAAGTGATCGATCGGTTGTATCAAAGTCGATGTCTTCTGGCAAGTTTACAAAGTTATTTCCAGCTAATACTTTTAGAGGGTGTTCGAACTTTTGATTCCAAGCGTGACGGAACCCGTACATTTTAGCTTTTGCAAATTTACGAGCATCATTTACCGCACTTAATAAAAATTTAGTATTTATCTTTTGGTCGTTTGAAGAAATTCCCATTGATAAAAGTACTGGAAATATTGTTTCAGCTACTGAATTTTCAGGATAAGTCAATACACTAATAGGACTAGAGAAAGAAGATACTTCCTCGGTATCAGAATTTTTCCATCGTAGTTTATAGAAGTCAGAAGTTGTTCCAGTTGTATCATTAACAATAGTATTCATCTGTGTCATCTGAAAATTATTTGTTGAAAGCAATGAATAGGTACCAGCAAGAGTAGAAGATTTGTGAACTTCTACTTGGTTAAAACTAATCTCTTTAATAATATCTCCTCTTGTGTGCGCTGTTTTTGTTGCACTTACTGTAAATTGAAAATTAGTATTTGCTGATGAAACAACAATTTCGCAATTTTCTGATCCCATTGATGATAGTTGGAGTATGCTTCCGGATGTAAAATCAAAAGCATTTTGAGCTAAGACTGTTGTTGAACCGACTGAAAGATCTGCGGCAAAATAAGTTGATGCGCGCGAAGCTATCTGATTTGGTATTTCTAATATGTTTCCTATTGCATGTTTAATAGTTATCTGTGGAAATTGATTCATATCTATATAATACAAGACTATTAGATGTAAAGCAACTTATAGATTATCTTTATATATTCTTTTTGGTTTCTTAAAATATACTTCATTATCATTAATTCTGCACCTGAAACATTTTAACATTTTATTACCATCAAAAAGAGTTCCATGTTTTTTACATAGTAACCATTTTTCCATTGTCTTGCTGTGAGGCATACTACAATTATACCATAAAAAAGGCAGGAATAGTTCCTGCCTTATCGTCCAAAGGTGATAGCGAGTCTGCCCGATTGACGTAAATTGTGAGAGGTGTTAGCACTCAATGAGATGTAATACCTCCTTTTTTTCTGTTGAAGCATTGCCCTTGGCAATCTCCGTTACATGATTCACATTCT